CAATGCGCCCCGTACCTGTGCGAGTGTTGACCAATACAGGGCCGTTATCAGTTTGGACAATCTGCCCTTTTGCATTGTCTTGCGAGATACCAAAATGACGCTCTGCCTGGGCACGTCCAGCCGCTGCCGTAGCTGCTGTGCTGCGCTGTCCTGCTAATGTTGCGCCGACGGTAGCCTGATTGTTTTCGCGTGATGTCAAATTAGTAGCAGCATTGCGAGAGTTTTCAGCGTCAGTCTTGAATCGCTCCAACACTGGAATGGAAGCGTTTAGCTCTGCTTGTTTCCATGCTTCAAGTGTGGGGTATTGATTAGCCTGTGCAATCATTTGGTCACGCTGCTCGGCAGGGAAAACGCCCTTTGCAATGCCTTGGTCAAAATAAGAAATAACATCTTGTGGACTTTTGACGTAGTTCAATGCCTTAGCATGATCGACAGCCGCAGCAAACTTCACCTCTTGGTCTGTCTTTTTGGCCGTAGATTCAAAGCTCTTGGCGTGTGACGTTGCCAGCCCAATATCAGATTGCGCCTTTTGAGCATCAAGCATTGATTTTTGCAATGCCTGAGCTGCTTTGTACTGCCCACCTTGCGTAAGACGTTGTAAGGCGTTGGCTTGGTCGCCGCCGCTTGCTTGGAATGCTGCACGGGTGGCCATGTCATCCTGCAATCCTTGGCGCTTTGCAGCAAGTTCAAGCTGATTACCTTCAGCCTGGGCCATCTCATTGGTGTAGTCCTGTACTGACTTTACAGGCTGTAAGTATTGCTGAAATAGATTAGCGTTTGCCATGTGTGCCTTATGGGTTGTATCCGGCGACATTCAAACCGTAACTATCGTAAGCTGGGTTTGATTGTGGGTTGTTGGATTGATAACCCCTTGCCCAATTTTGAGCCGTAGCCGCTAATTGGTTGCCGTTGTTTGCCCAAATATTACCCTGTGCAATGCGAGCTGCACCAGTTGCGTCACCTTGGCTTGATAGCGAGCCTGAAACATTATTAGCCATGTTAGAGCCAGCCGCTGAACTTGAGTTGGTAGCAGATTGACCAATTCCAGCCAATGAAGCCAAACGGTTTAGTCGATCTTGCCGACGCTGATATTCTGCGTTGTAACCAGTCGTAGCGTAGTTAGTTCCGTATTCAGCCGCAGACTTGAGAGCCGCACCAGATACGCGCCCACCAGCCGCCGCAGTCTTTCGGTCAATCGCTTGTTGGCCTTGTTGCAGTCCAAATTGATAGCCTGGGCTATTCATTACATCTTGCGATGTAGGCATAGAGCCCATCTCGCTTTGAAGCTGTCCTAGGGCCTTTGTGCCTGCTTCGCGGTAGGGTGCATAGTCGCCGCGCGTTAAATCGTATTGCCTACGCTGTTCTGCAATAGCTGCGTTGGTAGCTGCTTGTTGGGCATTGGATGCTGATTGAACGCTGTCAGCTTGTTGGCTTGAATCAAGTAACCCACCAATAGCGCCACCGATAGCGCCGCCAGTTGGCCCACCGAAAATAGTACCGCCGATTGTTCCAAGAGTGCTAAGAAAACCCATATAGCCTCCTTAAGAAAACAGAGAGCCAGAAATCATAAATGCCGTGATTGAAGTCGCAGCACCTGCCAAGCCCTGCACGAATCCACCTGGCGCGATCAATGGCACGTCAACATCGAGATAGTCATTGGCTGAAATAGTTTTACCCGACACAAACGCATTCGCAGCGGATGCAGAGCCAGCTAGTGGCACAGCGTACAAAGTAGCCGTTACCGCACCAGCAGTCGTGTTTGTCAATCGCATACGGCCACCACGTAGCAAAGTAGATGCTGGAGTGGCTGGAACTGTGAAAAGCGTTACCGCCGATGTTGTCAACACCGTAGGCGGCATGAATTGGCTGTAAGTAATGCTCATTGGAGTCTTCCCTCTATATCTTCGATGCGGTTTCTAAAATCTGTTGTGGGGTTGCTTTGCATTTGAGTTGCCAATTCTTCTAGCATAGAGCGCAATTGCTGCTGCTCTGATCTTGCTGAAGCTAGCTCGTTGCGTAGCTCGTCAATCATTGTCGCCGTGAGATTATCGCCTTTAGAAGATGAAATCTCATTGCGCAATTCATCAATCATCGTCATCGCCTCACGCGCCGTAGCGTCAGTGTGAGGTGTGTCAAAAAACATGGGTATGTACTGATCGAAGCTAGTATCTCCGCTAACTCCACCCGTCCTAGTCACTAGGTCGGTAAGTGCCCTTAGCCACTCTTGATCAATCTCTACCGCCACCCGTGAGCCATTTACCATAGCCCAACCGAGTGGAATTCTCGCTTGTGGGAATGATACTACTTTACTCATTTGGCGTCTACCACTGCGCCATAGATGGAAAATGGCACGTTATCGCTACACCGCACACGAAATACGCGGTTATACGACGATCCAAGTCCCAGCCAGCGAACCTTCTGCATCCAGCGGCCAATGGCTCCGAGTGAACGATGTAGCTTAGGCCCAAAGTTCTTCCCGCCGTCGTTGCTTATTTCCAAAGTTACAGTCCCGCCGTAACCAGTGTTCATTGCTAACTCGACACCCATGAAGCTAAGGCTTTCCATAATGCCAGACTTCATATGTGGCCATGTACGCTCACGCACTAAAGGTCTGCCTGATAGATTGTTCACAGTGGAATCCAGGCGAACCAACTTACCGTAGCTAGTACCTGCGAAATGCTCACCGTCGTAAGCCGTGACCAATGTGGAGCGAAGTGGAAACCAGCCAGCATCCCATTCGCCGCGCTCGTGCCACTGCTGAAGTGCTGCGTCATAAACCCACGTTGTTTCGAGTCCTGGTGCATTGATACCAATAAACTCATGTCCCTCAATCTGGTAAGTCCACATCGTCGCTTGTGATATGTCGGTGCTCGTCTTGAGTGCCTGCTCGACTGCGATGGTAGATACCCGCTGGGGTTGATTACCGCTTGCCATGTAGACAATGCCATCACCACGTGGAGTCTGGCCAATCCAAAACAGAGTATCAGCCGCATTGATGGCTGCACGCTTACCAACGCAACCAACGTCCATTGTGTAGCTGTTGTATCGTGAGAATGGGAACGCAGCCTCTCCGCTGTTAATCCATATTTCAGTGGAAAAATCACCGAAGAGCCACAATTGTCGGTGCATTACCCGGTGTGTGACAATATTGTCAGGTGCAGAATCAGCGCTTGAAAAGTCCAGTGCATCAAGCGTTGAACCGTTATCAATCGCGCTAATGTAGAACTGGTCTGTGTCTGGGTCTACGAATATGAAGTAGCCATCCATCTCGTGAACATCGTCAGAGCCGCGCCAACCTGCGGAAGATACAGTGGTCAGTACGTTGGTGGATAGTGTGAAAATGTAGAGCGTAGGCCCATCAACAATAGCGACTTGGGTTTTGTTGTCGCTCATGCCTACGAAACCCGTAGATGTTGACAACGTACCGCGCACTGTCGTAACGCCGGCCGATGTGACCTCATACAGCGTAGAACCAGCCACAACAAACCATCGACCCTGCACGTTGCGAGAGCCGCGAATCTCATTCGTCAAATCGGCAATGTCAACCTCACCGGGAGCGCTTGCCATCATCCAGTTTTCGTTATCAACCTTTTGTGGGTAGCAGTTGATTGCAGACTGTACCGATGCTTTAGTTTCAGCAAGATGATAAGAAGGCCCAACGCATTGTGGGTAAGCAGACTTTGCCATGTTAGAAAAGTCGTGGCGGGAAATACATCTTGCCACCAGTGAAGCTAGTCACGTTGTTGATAGCTGGGTCGTAATGGTTGATGTTGTCCATTGTTGACTTTTCTGCACTGCGCATATCGGGAGTGACGCCACCGCAGATAGTCGGTGCAATACGTACAGCCAAACCAGCACCAAGCGCGGACTTATAACCAGCCGGCGCGGTGTATTCGGTTGTAAGGTCTGCGAATGTGCTCACAGTTTCACGGGTTTGCAGCTTAATGGTTTGACCCGTTGGAACAGGCCACAGGTAAATTGTGCTCAGTCCATCATTAGCCCATACGCTAGGCACTCCGGTAACTGTTGGCTGATACAACTCGTTGTATTGCCGCATGGTGATAGGCGACAACACCAGATTGTTTGCCGTAGCACTGACAATCTCAGAGCCTGCGTCTACCGCAGCCCATGCACCAGTACCAAGCGTGATATTTCCGCTCTGGGCATTGCTTGTTAGTTGGTCACGGAATAGAAACAAATTCTGCGCAGAGAGTTCATCAACTAACAGATTCAGCTTGCGCAGTGCAAATGCTGCATCGTCCGCGCTTAGTGGCTCACCGGGAGTGAGTCGGTTGCACCGCTCATATGCGTCGTTGATGATCTCTAATGCGTTCATTTGATTAGTTCGATTAGCTTGGCTAAACCTAGGCGCTTGTCATATTCCACACCAGCGGCATCAAGTGCAGCGCGTGCGGTTTCTAGCGTGTAGGCGGTATCTTGTACGAATGCGGGAACATATCCTGCATCGCTCAGGGTTTTGTGCTCTGTTGCATCGTTAGCGACTGCGAAACCAATTAAGGGAGCGGGAAGACTTACGCTTAAAGGATACATACTTTTCCAGTAAGTTGAAAAAAGGGCCAGCCCGAAGGCTAGCCCCATGCTAACTTTAGTTTGTCCGACGGACGATAAAGTTAGGCAATGTCACAGCAGCGCCCCACAACACGTCGAAACGGCTGATAAAGCGGTTAGCTGTGATGTCGAAGCCGCGAACGAATCGCAAGCTGATAGAACCTTCATCAGCCATCGAAGCTTGGTAAGCCATGTCCATACCGCCTGGCAGTTCTTGCTTAGGAGATACGAAGGTCACAGCGTCACGGTGCCAGATGATGTTGTTGGTGTAGGTTGTATTAGCAGCACCTGAAGTGATGGTGATAGCAGCGCCAGAAGCAGGGCGAGCGGTTACGTTTTGGAACGCACCACCAGCGATGATTGCTGGGCTGATAGCCATAGTCAAGTTACCGGAAGCGTCAGAAGACACTTGGCCAGGAGCAGCGGCAGTTGGGCCAACCACTACGAACGATTGCAACACACCAGTAGAGGCTTTTGTTTCTGGGTTGACAGAGAATACGCCAGCAATGGTGAATGTGTCGCCTTGGTTCAAACGAGCGGCAGCAGCAGCGGTCCAACCGTTGGTGATCAGCGAGGTAGTCAAAGCAAACGGGTTATCTGTGGAGCCTGAGTTGATCAAGCCTTGAGATGCGCCGTTAACCAATGGAGTACCGCCCAATGGGCCTACGGTGTGGCTAGGCACGTTCTGAGACATTGCAAAGTCCAAACCTAGGCCAGTTTTCAGCACGCCAGTTTTGTACTGGTCGCCGAGCATAGCTTGGTTGTTAAACAATGTTGCAAGTCCTGCTACCACGTTGGCGTTTGCACCGGGTTCAATCGCAGCCATACGCATACCATCACGAGGAACGGACATGCGATCCAGCGGGACTTGCGCTTGCAAGATGTCGCTGATAGATGCGGGAGGTGTACCAGGAGTACCCACCATCTGGTGTGCGCCGTTCTTGATGATGGAAGCGATGGAGTAATCCAGAATCGCAGCGATCTTCAATCCAGCGGGTTGCAAGTAGCGCTGTTTGAACTCAGTGGACACATTACCGTTAGAACCAACCGACAAAGACAATTCGTTGGAACTGACAGCGAAGTCAATACCCAACTCAGGCTGAACGGTGACGGGCACGCTGGATTCAGTGATGTCCTGAATGTTGGCAGTGGAACCGGTGCGGTGTGTGAACTGAACGGGGCGACGTGCGTTAACAGTTTGACCGGGTTTGTATTGACCCTGCCATTTGTCGTCGTAGTCGGTGTTCATGTTGCCCAAAAACGCGGATGCGTTGTGAGCGATACGCAGCACTTCGTTAGTGATAACGGTGCTGGTTACTAAAGCATTAGCCATATATTTCTCCAGTGTCTCTCGACATTAAGTTAAAAAAATCAGAGCCCTTTTCGCTCTTGTTCGTTACGCCACTTAATCCATGCTTTTGTGTCCGATGGATCAGGTGAACCGCTTATCTTTCCTTGCCCACGTACAGCTTCAAGCGGTGCGGGAGCTTTTGATACTTTAGTCTTCGGCGTGGGGGCTTGCGTTGATAGCTTCGCTTCGAGTTTGGCAATTGCCTTGCCAGCCTGTACCGCGCCCATCCTTGCAA